CCGACGCCCGGTTCACGATCACTGCCCCGGGGATCGAATCCTGGATCAGGCCGGTGATCGCCGTGACCGCCGCGGTCGCCCCGCGGGTCGTGTACGGGGCAAGAAACTTGTCATCCGCAACAACAGCTTCCAGGCCGGAGCCGTTGATGGTGACCGGGCCCAGCGCCGGATCTCCCTCCACGGAGTCGACACGGAACAGCCCGAGCGGCACCGACTCGAACGATCCGTCGCCGTAGACGACTCCGCGGCGGATCAGCAGCCGGCCACCATAGATCGCCATCTGTGCCGTCGGCGTCATCGGGATCAGGCTGATATCGGGCACGCTGACCGAGCAGGTGCGGCGCACCGCGCTGCCGCGGTCCACGGTCACGCTGCCGTCCGCGTGTTCCAGCGTCTGCACCACACCGTCCGCGCGCAGCAGCTGCACCTGCGTGTAAGGGACGTGCGACTCGCGCAGCGCGGGCAGGAAGCGGGAGGAAGGAACGGGATACACGACCGCCCCCTCTCAGCCTCCGGTGCGCTGGTCGAGTGCCAGGTCGAGGACGGTGGCGTAGCGGCCGATCAGGCTCAGCACGGACGCGTTCTCCAGGCCCACATCGCGGACCGTCCAGGTAGCAGACCCAGCGGTGCCGCCCGTCGGCCGGTCCTGCTCGGTGAGCGGCAGCGTCCACTCCCGCCACGACTCCGGCGCATGGGAGGTGACACGCGGATAGCTGGTCTGAGCGACGGACACGTACACGTCCGGCTCGCCCATACCGGGGGCTGACTGCCACAGCAGGACGTTCCCGGTCGCCATGAGGAACCGCATGGCTTCCCGTTCGTCGTCCGACTGCGTCCACACCGTCAACGAGCCCTCGCGGCCCGAACGGATCCGCGAGAGGACGACTGCGTTCTGACGTCCGGCGATCCGCATCACGTTCTGCTCGATCGGCTGCTGCCAGTCCGGCGCCTGCCTGACCAGCACCCGCCGGTTCAACTGCGGCCGCAAAGGGTCCTTCAGCCAGGCGTAGTTCCGGTCACCCGGATCGATCGTGAACAGGGCGGTAGTGCGCCACTCGGCCAGTGCGCCCGTCGTCGAGCTGTAGAACTCGATCCGGTACGAGAACGGCACCCCCAGCGGCGCCTCGTAGTCGGCGATGATGGACGTATCAGCGCCGACAGCCAGCAACTCGATCAACCCGGCCGTGCCGCGCACCAAAGCCCGGGACCCGTCGTCGAGGATCCGGTACACGGTCATCAGATGCGAGGAGCTGATCTCGCGGACCGTCAGCTGCGTCGACGCCGACTCGTCATCGACCGTAACGGACGTGGCCGGCAGCACCTGCAGCAGTTGCACAAGATCGAGTTGCAGGGTGCTGCTCGCGGACGTCGCGGTGAGCGTGTAGTCGATCTGCGCGAATGCCGCGTTCGCCGGGGCGGTGAAGTCCTGGTTGAGGATGTACCACAAGCCGTCGGACGGGATGCCGGCTGCGACGCTGGATGTCGTGCTGATCAGGCTGAGTGCCCCGTCGAGCCAGCGGATGGATGAGGCCAGTGTCCAGCCGCCTGCGACGCGTTTCGCTGCCACCTTGAGCCGCCAGTTCACGCCGCCCGTCACCGCGTACTGGCCGGACCGGATCGTGCTGACTGTTGCGGTGCTGCTGGTGACGGTGAGGCTGTAGCTGCCCTGGAAGGTTTGCGCACCCCACGGTGTGGACCGGGCGATCGTTGCCACCCCGGACGGCACCGTCCACTGGCCCACGCCTTGCTCAAAGTTGGCGTCTGAGAAGAGAACGACGCTGGGGTCGGGTTCGCTGCTGACGGTGGACGTGGTGCGCTGCTTGACGACGGCGCCGTCGCTGCGGACCACCTGCGCGGCCGTGCCGGACGTGATCCCGACAGCCAGCGATGCTGTCACAGCGCCGGCGGGGGCGACGGCGGATGCGGTCTGCCGGTACCAGTCGGTGCCCGGTGCCGCGAGCGTGGAACGGGTGGCTTGGATCTGGGAGCCGCCCGCGTTGTAGAACCGGAGTTCCACCCAGCATGCGGAGCCGGAGGTCGGCGGGTTGAGGTAGGCGTACCCGAAGTACTCCACCCCAGGAGTCACTGCGGGCCGCTCGGCGCAGAGGGCGGATGCGTTGCCGTTCGCGGTGACGGTGAGGGTGAGGACTTCGCCGCCCGCGTAGTACCAGTCGACCTGCCACGGCACAGGGGGGGCGGTGCGGGAAACCACGCAGTTCGTTTCGGATGCCCACGATGTGCCGGTGATCTCGTGCTGCTCCGCGTCGAAGCTGAGCAGGTTGAGGGCGAACCTGAGGGGATAGCCGAAGTAGACGTTCTCGAAGAACAGGATCTGGTTGGGTGCCCCGGCTGTTGCGGAGACGAGAACCTGGGCGCGGGCCGCCCCCACCGGGGCGGCCCCGCCAACGGAGATGCGGTGCCATGCTGACGAGGCTGCACTCGTGGTCAGCGACCACGTGATGCTGATCTCGCCGCCGCTCGCGTTCAGCCAGCGGATCCCGATCCGTTCCGGGATCGTGGTGCTGCTGGCGTCGGCGAACGCCCAATAGGTTTCCGCCGGGGTGACCGCATAGGAGGAGTAGGTACGGGCCTGCATCTCCCCGGCCGCGACCGCTTTCATCTGGACGCAGCCGTCGCCGTTCCGGCCACCCGTACCCAGCGCCAGCGTGCAGTTCAGCTTTGCCGCCCACCCGGAGGTGTTCGGGTCCACCGACTCCGTCGTCTGGCTAAGGAAATTCCCGGGGATCGCCACAGATCACCTCCGTGTCGGACGAGCCCCGAGGGCCGTGAGCAGTTGTCCGTTGTTCTGGTCGACGACCTGCTGCGCCTCACCCCGCACCCGGCCGAGGAACTCACCGCTGTCGAGGTACAGGTCACCCTGGAAGGAGGCAGGCCCCGCAGCCGCTCCGCGACCGGCCATCGACGTCAACGCGTTGGCCTGCCCCGTCGTGAACACCGGCTCCGGGCGGCCCGTGCCGTTGTAGGCGAGGTTCAGGCCGGGCTGCAGGTAGCCGCCCGAGTCGTAGGAGCCGGGCTTGAACCCGTACCAGGACGTGAACAGGCGGTCGCTGTAGCCGCGGGCCCGAGACCCGACAACCACGCCATCCCCACCACGGGACTCGACCTTCGTCTTGCCGATCGTGCCCGCGGTGTGGCCGACGCCGGCATGGGTGATACCGACCTTGAACGCGGACTGGCCGTTCTTGACCCAGCCGGGCGGGGTGCCGCCCTTGAACGCGTGCGTGGACCAGCGGCGGTGAGGCTTCTGCCCGCGGATCACGGACTCGATCGCGGACATGAAACCGGAGCAGTCCCAGCTGGGGTTGCCGTTGCCGCCCCACTGGTAGGGCAGCCTGTTCTGGGTTTTCGCCCACCGCGTGGCGGCCTGGATTTTCGGGCCGCCGATGCCTCCGCCGCCCTTCTTGTCGGCCTCCTTCGTGTACCCGAACAGGGTGTCGATGATCCGGTCCGGAACCTTGCGGATCATGCGGCCGAAGCCGGTGTCCATGCCCGGGAACGACTTCAGGAGCGGGTTGACGACCTTCTTCACCCCGGCCCGCGCCGACTCCTCCAGCGAATCACCGAGCCACGACGCGCCCGCCTTGATGCCGTTCCAGGCCGCCGAGCCGGCACCCGCAGCCTTGGAGGCCGCCGAGCCGATCCAGCCGAAAATGCCGCCGTCCTCGAACCGCTGCACCGGGTAGACCCCGCCGCCCGCGTACTTCAGCGACCGGTCCGTCGGTGTGGTCGGGTTGCCGCCGAACACGGGCGCCAGCGCCGCCTTGACGCCCTGAGCGCCACGGGACCTGGCGATCGAGTTCATGGCGCCGACGAAACCGGAGCCGACCGCGCGGGTGAACTCCGGCCGCATGATGGCCTCACCGCCGGACAGCTCCAGCTGGCCGCCCGTCGGGGACACGAACTTGTGGACGTCCTTACCCGGCGTGTAACCGGGCATGATGCCGCCGCGGGCGAACGTGAACTTCTCCAGCTTCTTCGCCCCGAACGCGCCCGCCACCTTGTTCCACACGCCGCGGATACCGTTGTTGTAGACGACGTCCACGACGTACTGGACAGGGGTGCGGGCGATGCCCTTCAGCTTGTCCCACGCAATCTTGATCGCCTTACGGGCAGCCTCGAAAGCGTCACCGACCTTGCCGACCGCGGCCTTCAGCCGGTCGAAGGCGGGCTTGATCCCGTCCCGCCAGATCGTGCCGATGACGCCAGAGATACCGCTCCAAGCAGGCTTGACGGCCTTCTGCCACAGCCAGCGGAACACATCGCCGAGCACGCTGATGGCGCCTCGGACGAATCCGAAGTACCGCTTGACGATGTTCGTCCACCACCACGAGATGATGGCGCCGATGCCCCGGAACGCGGGTGCGAGGATCGTCTTCCACAGCCAGATCGCGACGTCGGCGACCTTGCGCCAGTAGGCGATGAGGAATCCGATGTACGGCTTGATGATCTTCTGCCAGAGCCAGACAACGATCCCGCCGAACCAGACGAAGAACGGCTTGAGCACCGTGTTCCACAGCCACACCGCGACCTGGGCGACGGTCTTCCAGTACGCGATCAGGAACCCGATGTACGGGCGGATGATCCGCTGCCACAGCCAGACGACGATGCCGCCGAACCACGTGAAGAACGGCTTCAGGACGGTGTTCCACAGCCACAGCGAAGCGGTCTTGATCCCGGCCCACGCCTTGAGGACCAGGTCACGGAACCACGGGAACTTGTTGAACGCGTAGATCCCGATAGCGACGAGCGCAACGATCCCGATGATGATCAGGCTGATGGGGTTGGCGGACATGGCCGCGTTCAAAGCCCACTGCGCGATCGTCCACACCCGCATCGCGACGATCGCGAGCCAGATGCCCTGAACCATCCACGGCGCGGCCTCGGCGATGATTCCGATCGCCTCCGCCAAACCGCTCAACAGGAACAGCAGCGGCCCCGACACGGGCGACAGTGCCTGGCCGATCGACAGGAACGCGCCCGCGATCTTCCCGAGCGCGTCGCCCAGCTTCGGGGCCATCGTCGACGAGTAGTCCAGGAACCGCTCGAACTCCGGGCTGCCCTTCAGGCTGGTGCCCCAGTTCGCGAACCGGCCCGTGATCTTCTGCATCCGCTCGGAGATCGAATCCATGTGCGGGAAAAACGCCTGCACGATCCCGGCCATGCCCTTGAAAACGCGACCGAACGACACACCCAGCCCGATGATCGCGGGCCGCACCGAACCCTGAAGATCCTTCTTGAAGGACTTCCACCACGGCGACTTGAACCCGCGCGACACCCGATCCTGAAGGTCGCCGACCGCCCCAGCGGCCTCCTTCACGAACGGCGTGATACCAGGCAGCGCCTTCCGCATCCCGTTCAACGCCCGCGTGAAGATCGGCATCACCTTGGGCTGCAACGACTTCGACCACTTGCCGAACGCCGACCGCAAACCGACGAACGCGTCGAACGTCTCCCGCGCCGACGGAGTCAGCTTGTCCAGCTCCGCCTGGTACTTCGCCTGCGCGATCGCAGCCTGATCGATCCCGCCAGCCGCCGACAAAGACGACGACGCGATCTGCCGCTGCGCCGACGCAATCGAATCCGCCGCCGACGCCTGAGCCGCCGCCAAATTCTCCTGCGCCCGCGCCACACTGCGCGCCCCGTCCTCCTGAGTCCGCGTCACCGCCCGCTGCGACTCGGCAACCTTCGCCTGAGCCTCCGCGATACTCCGCGCACCCTCCACCGCGGCACGCTGCTGCTCCTGCCGCGCCTTCGCCAGACCCTTCTGCTGATCGGCTACCGCCCGGTCCGCATCCGCGATCCGCTGCTGCGCATCCCGAACCGTCTCCGACCCCTCAACGCCCGCCTTGTCTGCGGCCTTCTTCTCCGCCGACAGATCCTTCGTCTCCTGCTGCTGCTCCTTCAGCCGCTGCACAGCCTGGTCATAGGCAAGCTGGGCACGCTGCTGCTCGATCGCCGAAGCCTTACTGCCCTGCGCCTTCACCTGGCGCAGGCGGACCTCAGCCTCCTGCACCGACAGGGCCGCGTCCCGCTCGCTGAGCTGGGCGCCCGCCACCCGGTCCGACAGCTCCCGCAGCTCATCCGCCGCATCACGGCGGGCCTGCGTCAGATCTGCCTGAGCCTGCCGGGCAGTGCGCTGGGCATCCGCCAGCGACCGCTCCGCCTCCACGACACGGTCGGCTGCATCCCGCTGCCGGTCCGCGGCCTGCTGCACCGCATCCGCCAGTCCCTGCTGCGCCTGCTTCACCTGATCGGCGGCCCGCCGGTTCGCCTCCGCCGCGTTACGGACGGCGTCCCCGACAGCCTGCTGGGCCTGCGAAATCTGCCGGGCCGCATTCCGGTGCGCCGTCGCCAACGACTGCTGCGCGCCAGCAGCCGACAGAGCCTGCCGCGCACCCTGCCCCGACGCCGCCCCGCCCTTGTACGTGGAGTTCGCCGCCGCATCCTGGGCAGACTTCTGCGCCTGCAGCGCGCTGGCGATGCCCTTGAACGCCGGCGCCGCGACCAAAGCGATCGCCCCGATGCCCGCACCCGCGGCCACCGCAGCAGCAGTCACCGCACCCAGGCCGGCCGCCACCACCGGCAGAGCCGGGATGATCGCCGGGCCGAACGCGAGCGCCGCCGTCACCAGCATCTGCATGCCGCTGACGTTGACGTTCACGTTCGCCGTCTGGCCGTCCAGGCGGTTCACTGCCGCCTGGATCGCCGCCAGCTGTGCCACCGCCGCGGCTGTGTCGACACGGATCGCGACATCGGCATCCGACGCGGCAAGCCGCTGGAGGCGGGCCTGGATCGCCTCGATGCGGGCGGTAGCCGTCGCAGCGTCCATGTCGACGCCGATCCGGACGTCCCGCAGCGCCGTCAGCTGCGCCCTCAGCCGGGCGATCTCCACCTCGGCCGCAGACGAGTCGGCGGTCAGGTTGATGTTCGGCAGCGACGCCTCAGCAGCCTGCACCTGCGCGCGCAGTCGCTGCCCGAACGTGCCGTCGGTCTCCACCCGGATCCGGGCCGGATCGGCGGTGACCTCGTCGATCTGCGTCTGCAGAGCCTGCAACTGGGCGATCGCGGCAGCCGTGTCCGCACGCACCGCTACGTTCGGGTGCACGGCGCCGATACGGCGGAGACGCTCCTCAATGTCCGCAGCCTGAGCGCGAGCCGTAGCCGCATCGATGTCGATGCCGACCGTCTTCCCGGCCAGCGTCTCCAGCCGGGCCCGCAGACGGGCCAGATCCGCATCCACGCCCGTGTCAGACAGCCGAACATCCAGACGCGGCATCGACCGGAAAGCCGCCTCCAGACGAGCACGCAGCGACCGAGCAAACGCCCCACCCGTCTGCTCACCCTGCCGAGTGGCCGCCGGACGAGCCGTCCGCCCGCCCTGAGTGACACCGTCCCGGATCGCAGTCCGCAGCGACGCCGTCACCTGGCTCGCGATCTGCCGGCCGATCTGCCGGCCGATCTGCAAACCCACACCGTCGACCTGGCCCTGCATGGCCGGCCCGAACGCGCGCCCGGCAGCATCGCCCGCATCCCGGCCGGCCCGAGTCGCCGCCGGAACCAGTGCACTGCGCAGGCGCCCGTAGATGCCCTGCACGTTGGGCAGAACATCGACCTCGACGCTGCCGACGGAGATAGCGGGCACCGGGAGCCTCCTCCCGGCGCCCTACGCGGCGCCCCCGTTCAACAGATGGAACAGCCTGTCGGCGGACTTCTCGGTCAGCTTCGGCTTCGCCTTACGCGGTGCCGCACCAGGCCTGCGAGTCGGCTCCGGAGGATCCGGGCGCTCCGACTTCTTCTCGATGTTCACGCTCCACAGCACCCACTCCACACGGCGCACCGCGTCCAGAGTCGACGCCTGCAGCTGCTCCAGCTGCGACCAGCGGGCCCTCTCCGGCTCGCCCGTCTCGGCCTGCGCGGCGATCTCCTCCGGCGGCATCGCGTTCCGCATCGCCGTCAACGTCGCCGACTCCGGCGGCAGATGCTGGATCAGCACCCGCAGCCTGCGCCACGACATCGCACCCCGGTACACATCGAGGAGATCCACACCCGGGTAGTAGCGCAGCAGGTCGGCTTCTACCGCCTCCGCGTGCGCCTCGACGACGGAGCGGGTCCACTGGATTTCCCCAGGCTCTCACCGGCCCGCTGGGCAGCATCGTTGATGAGTTCACCGAACTCGTCGTTCGTCGGATCGAGTTCGTCGTACAGCTCGTAGTCGTCCGGGTGGAGCACGATCTTCGCGAACGCGTCGATCTGCCCCTGGTTCAGCAGCCGCTGCCACGACTGCCGCCACGCCCCCGGCGGAATGATGCGGACATCCTCACCACACAGCAGACCCGTCACATGCTTGCTGACGGCCTCGATCTCCTGGGCCTCCGCCTCCGACACGTCCGGCTCGTCGTCGAAGTCCTCCGGTTCCACGACATCGCGGGCCGCCGACGGACGGGACGCTGCTCGTGCCGCGGTCCGCGGCTTCCTGCTCGTGCTACTGGTACGCGTGTTGGCCACGGCGCGGGCTCCTTACCGATACGGCGCGGGCTGGAAAAGGGAAAGGTGGGCGGGCCGGGCCCGCGCCGGCTGGCTATGTCGACCCGCCCACCCGCTCAGGACCCGGTGTACGCCGCGGTCTCCGGCACCCGGTCGAAGTGGTAGACCGTGTTGCCGGACGCGTCCGGGTAGGCCGTGATCGTCCACTCGAAGCCGGCGATCTCGTCCTGCTTGTGTGTGACGTCCGAGCGCTCCGTGATCTCACCCTCCGGGACGTAGAAGCCGCGCTGGAAGGAGTCGCCGTCCAGGACGACGAACCAGAACGCGCGCCGGTCCGGCACCGGAGACGCGGTCTCCGCGAACGACGTCAGACCCGACACCGGCGCCAGATCCGCGACATCGAGCCGGTACTGCAGCGACTGCACCGTCGTCCGGCCCACCTCCCACACCGTCAGCCCGAACGTCCGCAGCGACGACGTGATCGTGGTGCGGATCGGCGCCGTATACCCCCACGGCGTGAACGACTGCGTGTCCTCCTCGAAACCCTGCACCAGACCGTCGTCCGAGATCGCGCCCAACGGCGCCCACGGCGCCAGCGGCTGCACCTCCGGATCGCCAGGCGACGCCGTACCGAGCGGAGCCGTCCAGCCGGCGCCATTCGCACCGACCTCCAGCAGGTCCGCTGCGCGGGTGATGTTGACCATCGTTGTCTCCAGACATGGTGAAGCCCGCGCACGGGCGGGAACTTGAAGGTCCGGCGCGGGCCCTCGGCCGGTCAGGAGACCGGGTGGAAGTAGATTTCGTAGGTAGCGCCCATGCGTCGCAGCGCCGGATTCTCGTAGTCGCGCCATGCGGGCGCCGAAATCGTCGACACCCGGCCGAACACCGCATTCGTGGTCTGTACGCCCCTCAAGGTCACGACCAGCGCATTGCGGGTCCTCCTGGCCAGCAAGGACGCCGCTGCACGGTCGGAGGCGTAGCTGTCCACCGTGACGAGGGCCCGTTCCAAGCGGATCCCGTCATCGTCGCCGCCAACCCGCTGCAGCTGGTTGATCGGCAGAACGTCTGCGAGGTCTGCGGGGAGGTCCGTGACGTGCCGCACGTCCAACACCGCCGTGAGCCACGCCGCCAGTTCGGCTTCTGCGTCGGGCCACATCAGTCCGCCCCGCCCGCCTGCGCAGCCCGAAGCAGGACGTGATGCGCCACAACCCGTTCAGTGCCGTACTCCACGAACCGTGCGTACCTGGACGTGTTCCGCACGTAGCCCACCGCCCGGTCACGCCGACGGCCGCCTCGGCTGGTGCTGTCCGTCTCCCACGACGCCTTGTAGTGCCCGACGTGCGGCCCCTTCTCGTACACCGGCGACGTGGCAGCCGCAATCGCCTTGATGACCTCGGCGCGGCGCAGCATCTCCGCCTGCATACCAGGCATCCGCAGCATCTCGCCGACACCTTTGCGCTTCATCTTGAACCGTGCTGCCATAGCCCCTCCTGCAACTCAAGCCGCTGGGGGCGGACATGGACATTCAGGTCAAGGGAGTGCTCGGCAGCATCCACTTCGACGGAGAGTGGGTGACCATCACCAAGACACCCGTCGGACCGAAGCCGGCGCCTGTACGGATCCGGGCCGCCGACGTCACCGGAACCCGCTTCAAGCCGGGCACGCTCCTCATGCACGGCTACGTGCAGTTCGTGCTGCCCGGCAGCCTTCCGGCAGGCGAGAAGTCGGGACTCGCGCAGGGCGGGCGCCCACCACTCAGTGACCCGCATAGCCTGTCCATTCGCCGCAGCAGCAACGACGCCGCGCAGAAACTCGTGGCGGCCGTCGAACATGCCCGTAACTAGCCGGTCACTCGCTCCAACGCCACCACGACCGGTCCCGTCGACCCGGTGAACGGCGACCGGAAGCTGCCCGCGCGGCCCTCCACCGTGTAGACGTCCCCGTCCACGCGGATCTGGTCGGTGGCCCGTATGTCGGTGCCGTAGGGCGCGTACAGCATCAGGCCCGAGATGACCGTGTCCCGGGCGTCCGTGAGTTCGTTCGTGCCGGAGCCCGTCCCGTCCCGGGGTGCCACCGCACACCCTGGGACGGGGATCTCCGTCGGCGGGCCCGGCACGTCGTTCCCGTAGACGTCCCGGCTTGGCGAGCCGGGGCGCAGAATCGTGACCGTGTCACCGTGCGGCAGTTCGTGCACGAGCCACCTCCTCGACCGCCTCGCACCAGGCCGCCAAATCGGCTGCCGGATCGAGGGCCTTCGAGCGGGCTCTCGCCTTCCGTGAGGCCGCCTGGTACGCGTCGCGGTCATCGAGCCGCTCGATCTCGGCCTGCCACGCATCCACGTCGTCGCGATCACAGAAGATTCCCGCGCCCGCCAAAGACTCGGTGAGCCCTGCGGTCGGGTGCGCCAGGACAGGGATGCCGGAGGACATCGCCTCCACACCCACCCGGCCCCACGACTCGTAGTCCGACGGCATCAGCAGCAGACGCGTCCGCGCATACACCGCGTCCCGCATCTCCCGCCCCGGCAGATGATCCAGCACGAGCACGTTGTCCAGCACCGGAGGCTCCTGCTCCCCGTAGCCGCCCTTCACCGCAAGGAACTTCCGCTCCGGCATGCGCTCCGCGAGTTCGGCCAGCACCCGCACACCCTTGGTCACAGTGCAGTTCACCAGCGTGATGCAGTCGCCGCGCGGCGCCCGGTACTCCTCCGGCCACACCGGAGGCCGCACCACCAGCATCCGATCCGGACGACACCTCTGCCCGTCGAAGACTTCCTCGGCCTTCGCCAGCATCCACTGCGAGTTCACCACCGCCAGCGCCGAAGACCCCTCCAGCATGGGCTGCCACGTGAGGCCGAACGTGTTGTGGCATACAACGATCAGCGGCTTGCCGAACCCGCGGGCCAAGCAGGCTGCGCCCGGCACGTTCTCCAGATGACTGACCACCGCGCTCGCCCTGGCCACGGCCCGAGCGAACCGGGCATCGCCGCCGCCCGCATGCGGCACGACCCGCACACCATCCACGCTGTACGGCTCGCGGCTCGCCGCCTGCCGCGACAGCCACACCGACACCTCATGGCCCCGCCCGACGAGAGCCCGCAGCATCTCATGCAGCGCCCACTCCGCACCCGCATTGTGATCGGGCGGATAGGCGTGCACCCGGGCCACCACGTTCAGCGCGCCCGTCACCGGTACCTCACCATCGACATGCCCGCCTTCGGCCGGAACCCGGCATCGGCAAGCTCCCGGCGATCCTCGTCCGTCATCAGCACAGCCGTGCCGACACCAGAGCCGTCCGTGCGGTACGTGTACGGGCCGATCGTCTCCCCCGTGATCCCGCCCGCCATCGTCGGGGCGGTCAAGGTTCGCAGCGCCATCCGGGCGACGACGGCGACCACAATGTCCGGCACCTGGGCGTCACCGTGGCTGTAGACGACGCGGTAGGTGCCCGGATACGCCTCAACGTCGTCGTACCAGTCCTCCGGCAAGTTGATGACGGAAGTGTCGGCCGCCACACGGATGATGTCCAAGCCGTCCCACCGCCAGCCCACCACCGGCACATCCGGGGCCCCGCCGGCGCCGATCGCCACCACGGCCGTCACGTCGATGACCGGGCGCTGCGGCAGCCGGATCTCCCCCTGCTGGGCCCGCACCACCACGGTCTCATCGTCGGTGCGGGTGAAGTTCTGCTTCGTGTACGAACGGACCTTCGCCGAAGCGTCGGCGAGCAGAGCCGAAGCCCGCGCTTCCTCGGCGACAGTGAGCGGACGCCCAAGACGATCCGAAAGGTCGGTGAGGCTAGCGAGGGGATCCACGGCGAGCCACCCCCTCCACGGCTTGGCACCACAGATCGAGCTCCGGACCCGGATCGAGCTCCGCCGCACGCGCTGCGGAAGCCTTCGAAGCCTGCGGGTACACCTTCGGCGAGAACAGGCGCTTCACTGCGGCCTCCCACGCGTCCAAGTCGTCCCGGTCGGCGAAAACGCCGGCCTCCCCCAGGGATTCCATGAGGCCCGGGGTCGGGTGCGCGACCACGGGAATCCCGGAGCACATCGCCTCGACGGCGACTCGCCCGTAGGACTCGTACACCGACGGCGCCAGGAGCACCCGGGTACGCGCGTACACGTCCTTCGCCATGCGGTCCCCCGGCGTGTGCGGGACGATCTCCACGTTCGGAAGATCCTCACGCACGATCTGAGCCCCGTAACCGCCGATCACGCCAAGGAACTTACGGCGCGGCATACGCTCGGCGAGCGCGTAGAAGACCTTCGCGCCCTTCTCCTCCGTCAAGTTGACCAGCGTGACCCGATCCCCCGGCGACGCCAGGTAGTCGGCGACCGCAACCGGTGGGTGCACAGTGATGCCCCACGGCATCGGACGGTCCCCGCGGTTGCGCCGCCACCACGCCTCCGCATCCGCCTTCATCCACGCCGTGTTGTACACCACCAGCGACGGGGCGCCCTTCACCAGCCACGCCTTCGACTTCTCGAAGGTGTTGTGCAGCAGATGCACCACCGGGATCCGGTTCAACTCACCCAGCACCGACGCGCGGGCCGTGTTCTCCAGATGCGTCACAATCACCCGCGCACGGCCCTCGCCGCGCATCCACGGCGACGGATCGGCCTTGCCCCGGTACGGGTGCACGCTCACGCCATCGATCTCGTACCCGACATCCGCCGACCGAGGATCCGACAGCAGAACATCCACCTCATACCCGCGCACCACCAGCTCGCGCAGCAGGCTGTGAGCCGCCCACTCCGCACCCGCATTGTGGCCCGGAGGATAGGCGTGCAGCATCGCCAGCACCCGCAACAGGAACTCCGATCTACCGACGGCCGACAGCCCCCTGGGGAGGCCGCCGGCCGTACTCGGTCAGGACGCGGCGGTCGTCGCCTGAACCACGCCGAACGGCGAGCGGGTCGCCGAGTTGCTGTTCAGACGCGTCGCCGGGTTGGCCGTGGCGAACGCCACCCGCATCACGACGCGCATCGCGACGGAGTCCTGCTGCATCAGGTTGAGGATGACCTTGCCGTCGTCGTCGGAGATGACGCCCTCGGTGAACAGCTTGAAGCTGATGTCCTGCCGCATGCCGACGATCGCCTTGCGCCAGTCACCCATCAGCAGCTCCGCCTCCGACGTGTCCCAGGCGCCGTTGGTGAGCTCCGACATCGGGTAGCCGTACAGGGTGCCGCCCGGCGTGCCCTGCAGGTTCGGCTGGTAGATCGGGATGCCGTCCGCCGAACGCAGGCCGTTCAGCTTCCACGTCAGGCCCGGCCGGGACATGAACCCGTTCACGGCGAACCCGTCCTGCGCGACCTTCTCCGCGACCACGGCGACGTCCTGCGCGAAGTCGTCGCCGGTACCGGAGATCGTGACGTTGCCCGCCGCGACCGCCGACTGGTACACGGCAGTCGGCCACGTCGACGGCTTGTCGGTGCCGAACAGTGCCGCACCGTCCAGCTTCGCACCGATCGCCTCCACGAGACGCGGACGCACCTGGTCCCAGATCGGCATCTGCGCGTCGTCGAGGTACGCCTCGGGGATCGGCACGATCGACGCGATCTCCTCCACGATCAGGTCGACGTTCTTCCAGTCCTGCGCCGACGTCTGCTTCAGACCGGTGTCACCGCCCACGAAGTAGGCGATCGGCATCACGTCGAGGACGGGCTGCCGCTGCGTCTTCGTCGACATCGGCACCTGCGCGGCACGCTGCAGCAGCGCGGACGCGGCAGGCATCTCCTGGATGATCTGAGCCGAAACCGGCTCCGGGACCAGCGGATCGTTGCTGGCGTCCCGAGAGATCAGAGAGTCGTAAGGCACGGGGTCTCCTTTCGGAAATGCAGCGACCCCGGCCCCGTGCGGGTGATTCCGGTGCTGCGGTGAGATTCAGGTCAGGGGGTACGGCCGGCCATCCGGCGGATCCACTGGTCGGGGGTCGCCTCCGCGGATCCGGAGGCGGTGGCCGCGCCCGGTGTCAGCGACTCGACGGGCCGGTGTTGCGTGGCGGCAGGGGGAGGCGCTGTGGCCTTGAGGCGCTCGGCGAGCGCCTCGGCTCGCGCGTTGATCTCCTCGTCACTGCCTGAGCCGAGAAGGTCGATCAGGTCCGGCGGGATGTTGTGCGTGGCCGCGGCCATGAGGCGGGCGTTCGTCGACTGCAGATCTGCGAGCTTCTGCTCGACGCTCTGCGCTCGTTCGTTGGCCCGCTGGAGCTCGGACTTTTGCGTGTCCTCGAACTCGGCGTACTTCTGGGCCGCCTGCCGCAGATGGTCGATCTCGTCCTTCGACTTGAAGCCGAGTGCGGACAGGTGCTGCCGCTCATGCTGCCTGGACAGTGACTTCCACTTCGCCGCCTCGGCCTCCCAGTCCGTGACCTCCGGCTTCGACTCCGACGCGGCTGGCTGCTGCGGGAGCTGGGTCGGGGTCTGGGCGGGGATCTGGCCCGCGGCGACGGCTTCGGCGGGGGTCGGGACTGCCTGCGTGCCGCCGGCGGTCTCCGAAGTGTTCTCGGCCATTGATGGGCTCCCGTGTCGGGTGCGCCGCCATGTCGGCAGACGCGGGGGTGGTCATGCGGAAGGCGCCGGCCATGTCGGCGGGCGCCTCGGTGGAGCTGAACGGGCCCGAAGGGGCACCGATTCGGGAGTCAGGGACGCTCAGGTGCCGCATAGGCGGCGCGCCCTTCCGACTCCCACCAGCGGCGGAACGCGTTCACGGCGTGCGTACCGCCGCGGCCTCGCGTTGCTGCCAGCCAGTCGTCATAGAGCTTCTCGGCGATGCCGATGAAGGGTTCGTCGTTCGTGAACGCCGGCCACGCCTGGCAAGAGCAATGGTCGTGATAGCGATTGCCGCCCTGCCGCGGATCTCCTGCCGTCTTCGCCGACTTGTAGACCGGCCCGCGGGAAGCGAGCATCGCGCACCACGCGCAAGGGTCGCTGTCGGTGACCCGCGCCCAACCCGTCGCCCGCTCGTCGGCGTCGATGGACTCCTTCATCACCGACCGGCCGCCCTCAAGCGCGAGATACTGCGTGGAGCCCACCATCCGCACCGCAGCGGCATCCATCGCCTGCTGAGGACTCTTGCCAGCAGCGATCGCCTTCTTGAACTCCACCGGCCCCGTCACATCCAGAGCCGATTCCAAGCGCTTGATCGCCAGCGGAAGCGGGCCCGAAGGCTCGAAACCGTCAGCACCCACACCTGCCTCAGCGCGGGCCTCCCGGTACGCCGCCTGCGCCAACACCGAAGACTGCGCACGAGCCTGCTGCACGATCGGCATCAGAGCAGACCGCACGGCCGGCCACGACGCATCCACCTTCGCCGGGTTCATCAGCTCACGCCACACACGGAGCACCTGCTGAGCCATCTGTGCAGCCAGAAGCGCCTGCACCCGGCGGAACCGCTGCGCAGGCTGCGGCCGGACGGCCACCTCACGCCGCCACAGGCGACTCGGACGGCAACTGAGCGTCGGGCGGAGGCTGCATCTGCTTCTCGATGATGCCGTTCAGCCGGTTCATGGCGTCACCTTCAGACGCCGCCGTCTTCCAACGCTCCACATCAGTCTGTGTGACGCCGGGGATCTTCTCCCACAGTTCCTGTGGCGGAACCCCGAGCATCGTCACCAGCTTGCCCAGCGCGTCCACCGTCTGCGCCAGCGAACGAGCCGACGTGTCCCGCCACACGACCTGCGCTGCGGTGTCTTCCCAAGCGACCGTATCCCCAGAAGCCAGACCGACCAGGCGCAGCATCTGCTCATGCCCCTCGCCGCACAGCGACTCACGCTCGTCCGTCTTGCGATCCAGGCCGTCGCGCGCCGCGGCCAGGGCCTCGGCGGAGAGGTTCACCATCTGGCCGAGCAGATGGTAGGGGGGAACCTGCGACAGAGTGGCGACGTGCCGAATCGTCGACTCCCTCGAATCCAAGTAGCCCTTCAGATCCGTGGCGCCGAACTCGCCGAACTTCGTATCCACGTCCTCGGCGACGAACAGGCCGTCGACGCGGGACCGGAACGGCTCCATCGCATTGCCCTGCTCGTCCAGCGGAGGCGCCATGCCGGTCACCCAGCGCTGACGGAACGCCGCATACTGTTGCGCCATCAGCAGGTTGAACGTGGTCATGTTCAACTGGTCCTGCGTGTCGATCAGCGGCTCAACCTCGCCGACCACGCCATCGCCGTCGAGATCCGCGGTGTTGACGTACCGCACCACCGGGCACACCCCGAGGTTGTGACTCATCACCCACCGGTCGCCGTCCGGCGCCAACTGTGAGCCGTCCGCAGCCCCCACCAGCGTGTACCGGGCCCGATCGTCATACACCCGCACCACACGCCGCTGCCCCTTCGCGGTGTTCTCCAGCCGGTCCTCGACCGCGAAGATCGGCCACTCGTCGTTCACCGGATCCGCGTACAGGGCCGTCATGCGCCGCGGCGAGAACGGCGTGATCACGGGGACCGGCTTCCCTGGCATCACCACCGCATACGCAGCCCCGTAAGTGAGAACCGACCGGTGGATGCCGTGCTGCCGAGCATCCATCCGATTCGCCTGCCACACCGTCCACGGCGCCGCGTTCTCGTCGCCGCCCGCCGGACGGTAGCCGTCCACGTACATGTTCTGCGCCACCACAGTGACCACCAGCGGCAGGATGTTCACCCGGGCCCGCTCGATCAGCCACCGGTACTCCGCCCGCGCTCCTCTCGGCACGTAGACGCTGTCGTGCTTGCCGCACATGTATCGCTGAATCTTGTTCAGACGCTCCTGCTCCGAATCCCGCAGCTTCAGCAGGCGCCGCGCCATCGACACCGCCGCATCCTCACCCATCACCGCCACGCGCCGCCCACCTCCCTACGCAAACCCGTGAACCCGACCCGTGCGCTTCCGCTTCTTCTGCCGCTTGGCCCACTCCGGGGAGGCGAGCAACGCCCGCCGCGCCATGTCCGCCAACTGCATGCCCGCAAAGCCGTCGACCTTCTTCGGCGACTCCCGCGACTCCTTGCCGAACGAAACGCCCCACCTGTTCGGCCGCCGCCGAGCATTCCCCACATGCCGCGTCAGCACGGGATCGCCGGTGTGGAGGATCTTGCGGTCGATGATCGCCTGTACCAGGGCCTCGGTCGCCTTCGTCAACTCCTGCTGGTGGCCACGCATGTCGTAGCCGATCGCCGACCTGACGGATGCCTTCACCAGCAGCTCATCCCGGTACGTCTCGCCCCACTCGTCGATGTACGACTCCCACAGCTTGACGTCCGCGAAGAACGCCCGAACCTGGTAGCGGCCGAACGCGTGCGCTACCAGGTCAGACACCTGCTTACGGTCGACTTCCCAGTTCTTCCCCAGCGGCCCTTCCGGGCGCTCCCAGATCCCGAGCGGCTGCACAAGCCGGTCCGAGACACGCATTGCCAGCAGCACGGTCGCGTCATCGGTCTTTCCGCCGTCGAAGCCGAGCGCGATCTCGTCACCGTCCCGCAGGCGTTCCTCCGAAACGCACTTCGCCCACTCGCCCGGATCCAGCAACGCGTCCTCTGCCGCAACCGGCTGGTTCAGCCAGTACCGGCGCGAATCCGAAGGCGCCGACTGCGGATCCCAGATCTCCGCGATGATGCCGTCCAGATCCATCCAGGCAGAGGCCGGCCCGTAAGCCTCCTTGAGGCCTGCCAGTAGAGCTTCACGGTCGGCGAGGTCGACACCGTCGGCGGCCTGCCGGTGATCGAACAGCAGCCCCGCTGCGTCCGCGTCGCGCACCCGGCCTTCCTTGATGGCCTTGAAGTAGGTGTGCGTGGCCTCCGCAACCGAATCCTGGCCCGGCTCGTACATCGTCGACGTCTCAAGACACCACGGCTCGGCTTCCTTACGCTTCCGCAGGTTCCGGCGCACCGTGCCATGCATTCGCCGCAGCTCCGGCAGCACGTACAGATGCGTCTCGTCGAAGACCGCGAAAGTCTCCTTGCCACCGTCCTTCGCCGCGGAAGAAGCCGTCGACGGGGTGATCTCGCCGCGCTGGTGGTGCAGGATGATCCGGCTCGAAGACTGAGCCGACTTGCCGATATCGACGCCCGGGAAGTCGTCGCCATGATGCTCGATCAGGTACTCAAGCATCGTGGAGACGTTGTCGTAGGTGTTGCCGGACTGGCCTTCCTCCGTAGCCAGGCAGCGGATGAACGGCGACTTCACCGGTCGGCCGACCGGCTCCCCGTTCGCATCCCAGCCGTCGAAGCGAACCGGGAACAGCGCCTCCGCGCACACCAGCATCCCGGCGATCTCAGACTTCGCCCGCCCCTTCGCCCGCGACAGGAACGCCCTCCGGTACACACGGCGGCCCGTCTCCGGATCCAGCCGGTAGGCCTTCACGATGAACGCGTAGAACTCATCGTCCAGTTCGATCGGCTCGCCGACAACGTCGCCAGGACCGTGGCAGAGGAACTCCTCGATGTGCTCCACGATGAGGTGCCCGAGAGAAGGGAACTCGCCGTCGTACTGGGGTCCGCGCCACGGCATGGCACCCCCTACACGGCATCCTCCGAAACGATCCGCAGGTTCTTTCGCCGGTCCGACGTAGACCGCGGCGTCTCAGGCGGAGCCGACCGATCCGCCGGAGTCTCGATCTTCAGCTTCAACCTCATCCGGTCTTCCGGCGTCGCCCCGTACTTCGCAGCCCGCAGCCGAACCTCAGACGCGAATTCCCACCGCCCTCGGCTCCACATGATGGCGTGCAGAAGGGCCGTGTCCAGGAGAAAGTCCCAGTCGGTGTCGATGAAGGTCTGAGCTTGAGGGGAGCGCCGCCAGGTGTCCCACCACTGCCTCGTGCGCGGGTGCCAGTCCTCACCGTCCGGCAGGACCCCCTCAGGCAGCGGCGGCCCGCGCAGCTCGCCGTCGTCCTCGACGCTCCGCATCTCGGCATCGCGCGCCTTGGAGTCGCGTGCCCGCGACCGTGTCGCCTTGGGTGCCATCCCCCGTCCGGCCATGTCGAGCGCCCTCCCTCCGATGGCGCCACACCGAGAGGGGCGTAGCGTTCTTCGACAGGTTGCAGTCCTGACAGGCAGGCAGCAGGTTTCCGATTGAGTGACGGCCACCGCGGGCGATCGGAACTACGTGGTCAAGGTGAAGGCTCCCCGGCTTGATGCCGCAGTAGGCGCAGCGTCCGCCGTATCGGTGGATCAGGCGGCGTACATCGCGAGACGTCACGACCAGGCCAGCCGAGCAGCCCAACTTCAGCAGGCGCCTTCGAGCGGCCCGAAGCTTCGCAGCGCCAGGATTCCGGGCCTCCCAGGCCCGGTTGTCGGCCCGCCGAACTTCACGGTGTCGTAGGTACGAGCGTCGCACTGCAGCGCGCTTCAGATCTGCGTTCTCTGCCGCCCACCGCTTGATGTACTCGGGGTTCGCAAGCGCCCACGCCCTGGTGCGTTCCGCCCTGACCGCTCGGTCGCGGATCAACTCGGCCCGCTTGGCGCACGGCTTTCCGCAGTACTTCGCATGCGGCGGGCGGTGGTCGATGGAGGTGCCGCACGAGGCGCAGGCTCGTGGCCCCAACTGTGCGAGTTGCTCCGCCCGCCTGGCCTGATCCTTAGCGCGCCACTTGTCCGGATCGCGCTTGGCCACCTCAGCGGCCTTGCGGCACTTCGGGGCGCAGTAGCGAGCGCGCGCGTGGCGGTCCGAGATGTCCACGCCGCATTGAGCGCAGGTACGCTGTCCCACATCGACTCCTACACAGTCGGTCACGCCTCGGGGGTGTTAGCGCACCCGCCGAGGTTCTCTCATTCTGTCAGGCGACGCTGACGCCTCACAGCAAGTCAGCGATCACCTGTGTCAAGTCCGCCAACTTCGACGGGGCGTTCTCGAAGGGCTCACAGGTCACCGTGATGTAGCGGCCACGGTCGTACACCTCAATAGCCGAATCACCCCTACGGATCCGGCGGCCACGCCCCACCGTTCCGAAGCCCCAGACGTGCAGGCCGGAACCTGATGGTGAGACCTCGATGTACGTCTCCGGCAGCCGCTCGACGATCCTTCGAGCCCAAGGCCGCAGCTCACCATCCAGCAACGCGTGATCGAGGTCGATGCACACCAGCCGGTCCGCGCTGCTCAGGACGAACCCGACGCCCACGCCTGCCGTCGAGCGGCTGACCGCGCTGTAGCTCGCCCACGTCTCAGGATCGACAGAAGAGGCTGGCCGCACCTTGGGGCCGACGACCGAGAGAGGGACCTTGCGGTCCGTCCGGCGAACCCACTGCCGACGGCGCGCCATAGCTGACGGGATCGGATCCGTCTGACGCCGGCCCGCACGGTGCGCGGCGGTGCGGCAGCGGCCGGAGCAGAAGCGTGCGTTGTGAGCATGCCTGGCACCGAGGTGCTCCCGGCAGTGCTCGCAGCGCTTCGTCTTCATGAGACCAGGATAGCCGGGCGTGTGACGCCAATCTGCACTCTGACCTGCACTGATGCAGTCTCGTGACAGTAGCCAGTCGGTGCCCCCGGCCCGGACACCGAACCAGCCGATCGACATAACCGCAGGTCAGAGCTTGATCATCAGATCCCCAGAGTCACGCGCACCGCGCCAAGCTAACGTGGCC